CATAGGCTGGACACCTACCAATTCGTTAGCGATAACGGTTGGCATTACACGTCTAATGACGGGTAGAATAACACGGTTAAGTGTTGCAACGTTGCCGGCGGATGTCGCCCCAGCAGTAGCACTTTCAGCTAGATACTTGCGAGTATTTTCTAGAGTAGTTGCCATTACTGTGCGCTTGGTACCTTGTAGGCCTTCTAATAGGGCCTCTTTAGTCTCCGACCAGCGTGACTCGAGTAATTGTGACATTATAGTTCTCCTTAAACTTTTAGTCCCGCAAGCCTGCGGATGTCAAATATTTCAGCGGTCTTACCTTCGCCGCTGATAGTTGATTGTGCCTCTTTATCGCCTGTAATTTCTTTGCCTTCTGTCAATGCTTTCTTCTTAGGAGCACTGCCGGCCATAACAGCTGGTAGGTACTTTTCATAAGCAACATGTAACTTGTCTGTCGAAACGGATTCCAACAATTGATTCATAACACCGCGCTTATCTCCTGCCAAAGGTCCGAGCAATTCGCCCATCACTTCTTTACGAGTAGCTTGATCTCTAGCAATACGGATTTCTCTGTTTTTGCTTTCAACTAGTGCTGTGGTATTCTTAATAGCTGCCTTTGCTTCCGCAAGTGCTGCATCTTTTGCTGCAACTACATGTAGTAGTTTTGCAGTCTCACTCTTTTCATTTAAATGGCTACTAGCATATTCACTAGCGAACGATTCAAAAATTCTGCGACCAAAGTCGTTTCTGCGAGCATCTTCAATATCTTCTTTCAATTGTGCCAACTCAGTTGTTAGGCCGTTGGCTACAACAGACTCAACAATTTTAGCTGTACGCTTGATGAAAGTATCTTTAACTTCTTCGAACTTAGCTTTGCTTTCACGGACCAACTTAACCTTCGTTTCTGCAAGGTCTTGTTTATCGCTATGGAATTCTGCAATTTCTTTTGCTAGGGCTTCCATAACAAAGTTTTCAAGTTTGGCAAAATTTTCTGCAACTTGACGACGATCTTCGTGTAATTCATGTAATTCGCTGGCCAATTTCTGAAGAATAAATGATTCCATTTTAGTTGAATCTTGATTCATCTTAGCTGCGTATTGGGCTTTAGCTTCAATAAGACCTTGACGGTCTTCGGCTAGTTCTGTAAGTTCAGCAGTTAGACGGTCGTTGATCATACGATCAACTGCTTCTACCATTGCTGTTTTGTCATGCTCATACTTTTGTGCAAATTCCTCACGGAGTTCTGCACCGACTTGATCACGGTTTTCTTGAATACGACTTTGCCAAGCCGTCTCAATTTCCGATTTCATTTCCTCGGAAATCACGCTGTTTTCGAAGAGTTGTTTAACTAAATCTAGCATGTGATTCTCCTACTGGTTAATTTAGTCCCAAGATGATTTTCTTGAGACTCTCTGCTATGTACTTCTGTGCCTTAGGGTCGCCTTGGACTTCTTGTGAAATATTTAAGGACCTAAGTCCGCCTGTTGAATTCATTATGTGTTCATAAACTGGAGTAGGGTAGGCACCGGGTGCAGAGGGTTGAGCTACAATGTCAACAGTAATGATTTCAAATCCATGAACACTACCATTTCCGTCAACCTCACCTGAACCACGACTAGATACTCCCAACTTGACTCCACTTTCCAACATAGTTGCAACAAGTTGCCCCATCGGTGTAGGTAGAATCTTTAATTTTCCGTAACCATTTGGACCGTCCATCCACATTTTTGTAATCATGTGGCTGACGCGATCCAAGTTAATACGCAAATCTGCAGGGTGATCAACTTCTCCAAGACATGAGTAACCACCAGCGATTTGTTCGTTGACCGTTTTGACAGCCCGACTTATTTCGGAGGAAGAGTAGATCCGTTGGTTCTGATTGCGGATGTCACCCTGAATACAGATGCCATTCAAGTGCAATGTTTTACCACCGTTTCCATCCTCGGCACGCTCAAGAACGAGACCTGCCTGGTCGAAACTTAGGTTTTCCCTTAGATAGTTTTTCACCAATTAGCTCCGATTACTTGCGGAAAAGGCTGGTCTTAACTGTGCCGCCTTCTTCACCTGCGCCTTTCTTCTCTGCGCCGTGACCCTTAGTAACTGGTGATAGTTTTGTTGCAGTTTTGCTACCTGGTACGTTTACATTGCCGCCATTTAGGTCCTTTGTTGAAGGATCTAATAAGCCGCCTTTTGTACCTGCTTCGCTGCCTGTACCGCCTTTAGCGATATTAGCAGAGGTGCCGCCCATATCATTCTTGCCAGCAACAACGCTCTTAGCGTTTACATTGCTTTCGCCAGAACCTTTCTTTTCAGCGCCGTGACCAGCACCTACTTTTTCTACGTATTCACGTACTGTTTCTAAATCGCCAAAACCTTGATCCATTGAATCTAGGTCAGCAATTTGTAATTCTTCAGCTTTGCCCATGCCGCCCATGTCGTCTCCGCCCATGCCGTCATCGTTACCCATCATTTGTGATAGTTCAGCTTCTAGTTGGCGAACTGCGTCAGCTAGGCTATTGATGTCGCCCTTAGTAGCTGGCTCGTCTTCGTCACCTTCTTCTTCGCCTTCTTCGCCTTCTTCTTCGGCGCCTAGTTCTTCACCTTCCTCGCCTTCTTCTTCGCCCTCACCTTCTTCATCGGAAACTTCAACACTTTTCATGAAGTCGTCAGTTTGGTCGTCACCTTCTTCTAGATCTAATTCGCTTTCGATTAGACCTTCATAAATTTCGCGGCTCTTTTCAACCACGTACTCATGGAACAATTCTTCTGCTTTCGCTTGGTCATCATTAACCAAACTTTCTAGCATTTGTGCAATTTTAGACATTATTAATCCTCCTAGTCAAGATATAGGCTGTCATGTGTATTTAATACACGCAGTTAAAAGTAGTATTAAATGACCGGTTTTTGAGTCATTTTAATAAATCTTTAATCAGTAAGAGTATTTAGTTCGGAATTCTGTGTAGTAGATATGTCTGAAATTATCAGTACCCTGAGGTAATTCTTTAAAATTGATATTGTCCGTATTTCTTACTACACGATAGAATGTTACGTCGGAATTATTCTTAATCACAGTTGCAGTTTGATTAATCCAGTTACCCCAATAGGTTGCAGGATCTGTACTTTTTCTATAATTGTCAGTGTCTGCATAGACATTATTCAAGTTTCCGTCGATACCTTCAAAGTCAAAACCTAGAATATAGACTTCTTTAAAACCATGATCTACTGCAAGATCTAATGCTGTTGGACCGCTCGACCAACCTTTATTTGGCTGCAAATAGTTAAGTTTATCTATGTTTAGAATTGTAGTGTTAGGATTGGTCCACACTTGATTGGTTAAATGATAACCAGTTCTTACAATTTCTTTGACCATTTTAGAGTCAACTGCTACTAAATGATCGGGTGTGAATTCTCTATAAACTGCATTACAGGCGTATACAACACCTTGTGATTTAAGAGCAGCTAGGTCTACACCTAATCTACTCTTACCATTACCTATTACAAATGCTGGTTTATTGAGGAGCTGCTTCAGCTGGAGGTTGGCCATACATCTGCTTTACAAATTCTAAATCTTTTGCTTCTTCAGCTTCGTGCATTTCACTTTGCTTGCGTAGCGTATTAATTTGTTCTAGCGTAAGGCGCATCTTGCGGGTATCACTTTTCTTTAGCACAGACGTGTCTTTGCTAGCATCGTAACGATTATCGTTTACGTTGGTGTTAGACTCTGGGCTAAAATTAAAAAATTCTAATAATTTCATGATATCGTATTTATGCCACTGGCGTAGGTTGCGCCGCTGGCGCTGCTGCATCAGCCGGTGCTACTTCTCCGGTATCAGCAGGTGGAGCTTCTGCTTCTGCTTCGGCTTCTTGTCCTGCAATCTCACCTTGCACTGCACCCGGTGTAACACCTACACTGCGCATTGCTGCGGCTGCGTCTTCGTCGGTTTTTACTTTGTCAATGTTTTCTTGGCGCCACATTAATTCGTTTTCTTTAATCTCTTCTTCAGTTAGACCTAAGAAGCGTTTTAATGCAAAACGTTTGCTCATGTAAGGAACTTCTTGAATTGCTGCAAATGTCTGTACACGAGCACCATCCATTTCTGCTTGACG